AGAAAAGAAATATTAAAGAGCTGTGGTAACTGCCATATCTGTGGCAAAGAACACATGAGTAACGAAGGTGGCTGGGTTATAAATGCCGAGAAACTTAACTTCTGCCATAGCCTTGATCATAGTTGCTATGATATTTACTTTAATAATGTAAGAACAGCAGAGAAACAAAAGGTTGTCATCAACACAGAAAATGATAAGCGTATGTCAATGTACATTGAGTACTTAAAAACTAAAAAGTGTAAACATAAATATGCCAATGAAAAAAGATAATAAAAAGAAAAAAAGTTTTCCAGATCTAACTGGTGATGGTAAAGTAACTTTCAAAGATGTCTTGAAGGGTAGAGGAATTATTGGTAATGGTAAAAAAGGCAAATCACTAATGAGTAAATAATATGGATAAATCTAAATATCATAAAACAAAAGAAGGTAAGACTGCACGTAAAGGTTTATATTATAATATAAACAAACGTAAAGAAGCTGGTACATCAAGATCTAAATCTGAATCTACTATTTCTAAGAAGTCTTATAAGAGTTTGTTATCAGGTTTTAAAAAGTAGTTACTTAACATTATCCATAACATATTTATATCTGTTCCAGATAATATGATTTGGCTGCCAGAAATGTTCCTTCTTCATTTTCATTCTAACATGATGGATCATAGTTGTATGATCTCTGTTACCAAGTAGAACTCCAATCTTTGTAAATGGCATAGAGTATTTATCTCTAAGAACATTAATCAATATTGATCGTGCAATTACAGCTGGTTGTATTCTAGTCTTAGTAAGTATCTCATTAACATCTATGCTAAGTTGATTGGCAATAATAGTTAAAGCATGCTTAACATTTTCAGGGACTACAACATCATTGATTGTTACATACTTAACAACATTTTTAAAAACTGTATGCTGTTTAGTAACAACATGTCTTTTAAAAAACTCTCTAGCTAATTTATATCCAGTCTTAAAACCTAAACGATATAGTTTGCGTTCCTTCTCTGTTAAGTTTGCATACACATTAGTAGTGTATCTTAATTTAATTTGTTCCTTTAGCTGCTTTATGTTCATCATATTTATCTTCTTTCTGTCTTATACTTACTGAGTTTACTCTTATTGCTCCAACCTTAACTTTAATAAACAAACCTCGTTTATCAGGATCAATGGCATGTTCGGCTGTGTCAAATTCTTCTACATAAGTAAAATAACATTCACACTTTTTTAATCTTACAACCTTCATTATTTTTTATTCTGTCTAACTTGCTTAGTCATCTTACAATAGATAGATAGATCATCATAACTATCTGCTTTGTATTTCTTAGTGCAGCGATATAGTTTAAGTGCCATCATTATATGACCAACGTCTTCTGGTTGTAATGCTACTTTAATTTTATTAAATAGAACTATAGAGAATAATTCTGCAAGTAATGCAAAGTTCTCTTGGTAATCTCCATACTCTTGATTACGTTCTGCTATAATTCTTTTTTGAATCTTCTCTTCAATAGAGATGAAGTCTGACTTGCTTACCATGTATATCCTTTTCTGTTTTTTACTCTACCCCTAGGGAAACAATGAAAGGGTTAGGCATGACTGCCTGATGAAAACCCTAGGGATAGAGGTAATAATAGTATTACCTACTATTAGTAATTGCGATTACCAAAAGATTTGTTACTTGTAAACGCTTTCTTTTGAAATCCACCAGCTTTAAATGCTGGTTGTTTATTTGCTCCTGCTGTTGCTTGTGCTTCTTTCTTTGTTAAGATCACAGTGTAACCACCTGTTGGGTTACCTTCTATGTCAGTTCCGTCAAATGCACAGTAGTCGTACCACTCATTATTAATGTTCACGTTCATCTTCCAATTTTTTCCTTCTGGAGCTTTTGGAGAATTAGGTGCTACCATTACTGGTTGGTTATCGCCTGGCTTTTTATTTAAGTTAGGAACAAGATTTAAATATATCTTATTCTTTGGTTGCTCGTTCATTATACCTCATTTTGAGTTGTGATCTCATCACGCTTACTATTAAATTTATTTAAAATAGAATTGTAAGTTGCGAGATCGTTTATTTTTATTTGGTTAAGTAAATCTTTATTTGCTCTCCACAGAAAGTCTAGCTTTGCTGTATGAGGTGCGTATAAGATTCGCTTTTCCAATTCTTTAACAACGCTAACATCATATCTATTATTGGCTGATGGTGTTGTTACCTTTCCATTCATTGGTTGTACTGGGATCTCTAAATCCTCGTACTCTTCTTTGCTTGTCAAATCTTCCAAGCAAATTCCAAAGAATGATAAAGCTCGTGTAGTAGCAAATGTTTCAGCTATCTCAAGATAACCTGGCTTATCTCTAAACTGTTTAGAGTAACCTGTTGCTATAATTCTTTCAGGATCGTAACCCATGATTAAACATTTAACTATGACATATCTGTCAGAGTGTTCTACAATCATAGTATTCATTCCAAACTCAGTACCAAATACTTCTCTAAAGTATTTAACTTTAGACCAAGCTGATACAGTTTTCTTTCCATGTTGATTTATGTATGCACCATTGGCTGCACACAAATCATTAACTTGTTTTATTTTTTCTTTCATTGTTTCCTTTAGTTGTTTTTTCTATTGAACATGAATGAGCAAATACTTCTTTTGATTTATAGAAAGTACCTACCTTATTCTTACCGCTTGTTTTTCCTTTGTAAGTTACACTGTCAAATAACTTATCGCAAGTTCTAGCGTCATAAGATTCAACTTGATAGCCTAGATTATGTACTGTGCCATTCATCATTATGATCATTAGAATTACTTTCATCTAGTAATTAAAGTTATAAGCACTATTGCTATAACAATAATTAATAATATCTTTATAAACATATATCTAAATTCCTTATCTTCTCTCTGTTTAATTTTACCCATTATAATATCATGACGAAATTGTTCTTTAATCTTGTCATGTTGCTTGTGATAATAATTTATATCCATATTTCTACACATTATCCCAGAGGCTAGCCGCTTTTTTAATGTAAGTGTCTTGGATGTCCCTCCACATGAACCCAGAAAAATCTGGTGGTGCGATTAATTTAGCCATCTCAAATGGATTACCTTTACAAAGATAAACTAAGTTCTGTCTGATCTTTGCTTTAATTAAATCACCTTGAACTAAGAAATCCATGTACTCAGGAGTTAATAGTTCGCAAGTATCAGGAGTAAATACATTATAGCTATCTTGATTAACATAAAGCAAGTGAGGAGTTTTACCAGTAGCCTTCCAATAGAAAGCACATTGTTTAACATGATTAACATCAGGTTGTTTAGGAAGATAACCTTTGATCCAACTAAAACCTGCTTTAGTATCTGACTTTCTTTTTGATCTATGTTTAGTTTTTAATTCTATAAATTTATTTTTATTATCTTCGTAATCTATTCTACCAATCTTAGGTAAAACTAATTCTTTAAATTTATGAGAGCAATATCTTTCACTGGCAGACTCATCACCTAAGCCAATATCATTAACAGCTTTTACTGTTATCTTAATCATATCTGTTAAATAATTTTTAGTATCTTCGTGTTGTATTTTATCTTCTTCGTTGTGTGCTTGATATTTATCATACTCATTTATTTCTTCTTTGATGATAGTATCTAAATCTTTTTTCTCATTAAGAATTTTCTTCTCAGCATCGTACATATATTTAGATAAGAACTTTTGTGATGCTCTACCAATAGATACACCAGCAGTCATACGATAAGAGATATTCATTAGCCTTCTATCTTCTTGTGTGAAGTGGCAGTATTTAACTAACCAATCAGAATCTGATAAGTTCTCTTGTGATGGTGAGCTGTGGTCCAAACCTAATTTAGAATAATAAGAGAGTGCCAGATCCTCATCAATATTTTTTATAGCTGCTGTAGAATTGTTCTTTGTTAAATCAATAACCATTTTACGCCTTTCATTTTTTAACTTACATTAGTCTTAATAACCTTTATGTCAATAATAATAATTGACATGAAACCACATTGGTTTATAAGGGTTTAAAACAGAGAGGTAAATATGAATAAGAATAAATCACAATTAAATAAATTATTAAAGAGGTATCACAGAATGTTTGATTGCTTTGGTAATAAAATAAAAAGGAAAACTAAATGAAACACAGACTAACGCAGTACCAAGAAGATCATAAGCTCAGTAATAAAGAACTGGCAAAGTTATTTGGATTAACAGGAACTAATCCAACAGTAACTATTTTAAGATGGAAAAATTGTCAGCGTATTCCACACCCTAAGTTTATGAAAGTTATAACTGAAAGAACTAAGGGATCAATTCAACCTAATAACTTTTATGAGGCGTGGTATGCAGAGCATAAAATTTGAAAAGGTTATTATTTATTGGCAAGATATAAATGGTGGTGAAGCATGGAACACTAAAGCTGATGTTGATAATTTAACTGTCGCTGACTGTTGCACCATTGGATATATTTATAGTGAAACAAAATCTTGTATTAAAACATTTGCTACATATTCAATTTGTGCTGATGGATCAATAGACTATGGGGATCTTGTGGTATTTCCTCGTGGCTGCGTAATTAAAATAGAAAGGTTAGATAACTAAATGTTAGACCAAGAACTGACAGTGGAGATAGTCGTTGAGATGTATGAGGATAAGATTGTCTTACTTAAAAAAGAAATAGATAGATTAAATGAAGAGGTACAAGTTCTTAATATGGAACTAATGAAAGAGAGAAGTAAAAACAAATGATGGATCTAAAGTATAGAGGTGCAAATGATCTTGAGGTTATCATATATAAGTTAAGAAATTATGCTGATGATTTAGAGAATAAAATTAAAGAGCAAGAAGAATTAATTAAACAATTAAAGGATAAAATAAAATCTAATGTCATTTCTTAATCACAACATACCAGTATGGAAAGCCAAAGTTAGATTAGAATATTTATACAATAAAGAAAAACATTTTGGCGAGTCGGAAGATGTATTAATACATTCTATTACAACTTTGGAAGGAAGAACACCTCTGTTTAATATCATGCTGCCAAATGGTGCTAACTAT